TATGCGAACGCTGGCGTTTGTCTTTCTCTCCTCCCTCGTCGCTCTCGCTGGCTGCAACGGAACACCCCCCATCCCCCAAGACTGCCGACTACTCGGCTGCGAAGACGGGTACTCCTGCACCCAGCAGGAGGACGGCACCTACGCCTGCGAGAAGATCCCCTGCACGCCCGGGAGCTGTACCCGAGACGTGGACGATCCCCGGATGTGCCAAGCCGGCGAGTGCGTCCCCTGCGAACCCGACCTCTCGGACGCGATCTGGAACACCGACGCTGGCGAGGTGACGTGCTCCACGGAGGAGCGCCCGGTGAAGCACTGGCCGCCGGCGCAGGAGTGCCCGGTCCTCACGGAGGCCTGCGAAGAGCCCCCGCCCCCGCTCCCCCAGCCTCAGTGCCCGACCTTCACGGACAGGGGCGGCGTGCTCCAACCGCTGCGAAGCGCAGCCGGGAAGGAGCCCTGCGACTGCTACATCGGCGAGGAGTGGGCAGGCGATTGCGAGGAGCCTCCTCCCGTGGAGCCTGAGCCGGACTGCGGCTTCCCTCAGGGTGCCCCGAACTCCGACTTCACCGGCACGGGCAACCCGGGCACGTACGGCTCTGTGGTGAACGTGGTCATGGCGGACCTGTCCGGATGCGCCGTCGGGACCGACTGCCCGATCACCTTCGGACCCGATCCGTGGATGGCGCTCGTCTGCGAGGAACTCTGTAAGCGGGGGCTGAACTGCGGGCGGCATGACAACGAGCCGCCGGAGGCCACCGACCAGATCTCCGTGAAGCGGGGCTCGTTCTGCGACGGGCTCCTCCACGAGAACTACCAGATCTACAACTACGGGGGGAAGAAGGTCCGCTGGGCTCCGGGCGGGGCGCAGGACGGCTGGATTCTCGACCCGGAGAGCGCGGTCTGCACGGACGGCCCTGTGGAGCCTCCGCCCACGGGCGACTGCCCGGCCCCGCATCCTGACCTCACGCGCATGAAGTTCAACACCGCAGAGAAGGGGAACCACCTCGACACCACGTGGACGACGAACTACCAGCCGGACTTCTGCGGGACCATCGGCTTCTGCTGTATGCCGGGGACCGGCGTGGACAACGTGTGCGGCTCGCCCGGGTGCGTGCCTCGGGGCGGCTGTCCCGTGCGCCCGGAGTGTGGCCCCGACGTTCCCCCGGACGCCATCTGCCATGACCGCATGGCGTGTGAGGCGGAACTCTGCGATCAGAAGTGGACGTGCAACGGGGAGCCCTACCCGGGCTGGCGCGGCAACCCCGCCCAGACCGACTGCCGCGGACACTGGAAGACCTGGTGCTCCGCTCCTGGATCGACAGCGGTAGCGGAGGGGGACAGGTGAAGTGCAGGCCGCTCCCGCCAGGCTCGAGTTGGACGAGTGGATGCCGGTCATCCGCAAGCTCGTCATGCTCGCCGCCGCCGTGGCCGCCAGCTACGGGACCAGCAGTCTCGAGGCTTCGGTGAGGGGCGAGCTCCAGGCCACCGAGAGCGCCGCCACCGAGGGCATCCGCGCCGACGAGATCGTGGACACCACCTACGAGGTGCTCCAGTCCTACGTCGTTCGCGAGGCCGCCTGCGACACCGCCCTCGAGATGTACGGCGGCCCCGACGACTTCGAGAAGGTGGTCGCCGAGTGCCACAGCCAGGGGGAGCTCCAATGAGCAGGCTCCCCACCCTGAAGGGCAACCTGACCAAGGGCCGCCACCACCCCGGCAGCGACAGCGCACCGGACGGCCGCATCGTCACGAAGAAACGCGAGTACGCCCGGCCCCTGCGCGAGCGGGCCCGCGAGCTCCTGGAGGACCCGGAGTACATCGAGGCCCTGCGCGACCGGCTCATCGCCGGAGAGGCCGGGGCCCTCGAGTCCTGGCTCTACCGCTACGGGTACGGCGAGCCAAAGCCCGACAAGGCGGACGAGGAGCAGGAGCGCCAGCGGTTTGAGGACATCCGGGAGGAGGTCAAGGCAATCATCGCCGGCAAGGAGGGCAAGGTCCTGGCCATGGCCGTGGGCCGCTCCACCCGGAAGAAGCTGACGAAGCTACCCGCACCCAGGAAGTTGATGGATGGGACTGGAAGCGACTGAGTACGCTCACCTGTTGAGCCCGCTGGCGCTCGCCACCACAGCGACGCGCAACATGCCCCGTCCCTACGTACACGCACCGCACCTCGAGCTGCTGTCTAACGAGATCGTCGACCTGGTCGCCCGCCGCCCCGGCCACCCGAAGCGACTCATGGTCACGATGCCTCCCCGCCACGGGAAGAGCGAGTTGTGCTCGCACTGGACCCCGGTCTGGGCTCTCTCTCTCGACCCGTCCACCCCGATCATCCTGTGCAGCTACGAGGCCGAGTTCGCCGCGAAGTGGGGCCGCCTGGCCCGACGCACCACCGAGGAGCTCTACCCGATCCTCGGGACGCGCATCATGGAGGACTCGCGGGCCGCCCATCGCTGGGAAACCCCCCAACGTGGAGGGATGACCACGGCCGGCGTTGGCGGACCGATCACCGGTAAGGGCTTCAAGCTGGGGATCATCGACGACCCCATCAAGAACGCCGAGGAGGCCGCCTCCGAGCGGATGCGCGAGAACCTCTGGGAGTGGTGGCAGTCCACCTTCCTCTCGCGTGAGGAGCCCGAGGCCGTCCTGATCCTCATTCTGACCCGGTGGCACGAGGACGACCTGGCCGGCCGCATCCTCGCCAGCCCGGAGTCGAAGTACTGGCGCGTGCTCAACCTCCAGGCCCTGGCCGGGCACGAGGACCCCCTCGGCCGGGAGGAGGGCGAGGCCCTCTGGCCAGACCGCTTCGACGAGGTCGAGCTGGAGAACAAGCGGGCCCAGATGGGCTCCCGGGTCTTCGAGTCGCTCTACCAGCAGAACCCCTCGCCCCCCGAGGGGTCAGGCATCAAGCGGCTCTGGTGGAAGTGGTACGACAAGGCCCCGAAGCTGGAGCAGTTCGACCAGATCGTCCAGTCCTGGGACCCCACCTTCGACAACGCGGACTCCTCAGACTACGTCGTCGGCCAGGTCTGGGGCCGGATCGGCCGAGACTTCTACGCCCTGGACTGCGTGCGCCAGCGGCTCGACACCCCCGACACCATCCGCGCCATCAAGCAGATCACCGAGCAGTACCCCCAGGCCCGGACGAAGCTCATCGAGCGGTCGGCCTCCGGGTTCGCCATCATCCAGCTCCTGCAGCGGGAGATGCGCGGCATCACCCCGGTCGGCACGAAGGGGAAGTCCAAGGAGGTCCGGCTCCATTGGGGAGTGAACTCCGTCGCCGCCGTCATCGAGCGCGGCCAGGTCTTCCTCCCCCGTGGCGTGTCCTGGGCAGGCGTCCTGGTGGACGAGGCGGCGCAGTTCCCGCACGGGACCCACGACGACATGGTCGACTCCATGGTGCAGGCCCTGACCCACCTGATGCCCCGGTCCTGGGGATGGGAGAACGCCGAGGAGCGCCGCATGGCCGAGGCCCTCCCCACGAACAACAAGGAGCTGCTGGCTCACGAGCTGCGGAAGAAGGTGAACGCGAAGATCGCCGCGGCGGCGAAGAGAAGCCCGAGCCAGATGCAGTTCCCGGGACTGTAGGAGGCACCATGGACTGGTTCAAGTGTCAGGCGTGCGAGGCGAGACGGGAGGAGATAGACCACCTCCGCGCCGAGCTCGACGCCCTCCACAGGCAGAACGAGATCCTGACGAAGCGGCTCACGGAACTGGCCGACCCGGGCATCGACCGCCGCCTGCGGCCGCCGCGGCCCGTCCCGCCGGGCCAGGTCTTCACGGGCCGACCGCCGGCGCAGGCCACGGAGTTCCCGGGCTACGAGCGGCCCCAGCCGAAGCCCGAGGTAGAGGTCGAGTGACATGACCCAGGGTGCCACCGCCGTCTCGCCGCCACCGCAGAAGGACACCTGGCTGGCCATCCCGACGCTGAACTCCAGCGACGAGGACATCCGGGGATGGCTGGACCGGCACATGAACATCATGTCGCACCGCCGGCGCTACCACACCCAGCGCGCCGCTCTCAACCTGTGGTTCTACCTGGGCCGGCAGTGGATCGAGGCCCGGTCGGAGCTGGCCCCCGGGAACGGGGTCTACCACTTCCGCGAGGTCTACCGGCAGAGCGTTGCGTCCTTCCCGCGTCCCGTGACCAACATCATTGCGCCCTCGGTCGACAACGAGGTCGCCCGCCTGGGGCGCAAGGAGTTCGTGCCCGAGGCCGAGCCCGGGAAGAACCAGCCCGAGTGGATGGCCGCGGCCCGCCTGGCCACCGACATCCTCAAGTGGGAGATGGGCAAGGTCCTCTGGGAGCAGAAGCGCGAGGACGTCAGCTTCAACCTCCTCATCGACGCCGTCTCCATCCTGCGGACGTGGTGGGACGAGAACGACACGGAGCTGTCGCTGATCTCCACCGGGGAGACGTCCAGGTGCCCCGGGTGCGGAGCCCGCTTCGCCTCGAGACAGGTGCCCCGGGCCTTCGCCACCCTCGCCGCCCCGACGCCGCAGGGACCCCGCGAGCTGCTGCACCGCGAGTCGCTCATGGAGGTAGAGGACCGCCCCGGCGAGGCCTCGGCCCTGCACCCCAGGGGCATCAAGATGGTCGAGCTGCGGTTCTGCCCGTTCTGCGAGAGCGAGACGGAGCTGACCGAGTACCCCATCAACGAGGGCGAGGCCTCGCAGAAGGACGCCTTCGGCCGGACCATGGGGATGTTCGTCCCGACCGGCGACACCGCCACCGAGGTCGTCTCCCTCCACGAGTACTTCCCGGAGAACGGCGGCATCAACATCGAGCCTCACGAGCAGAAGATCAACCAGCAGACTTCCATCCGGTCCCTCGAGTACATCGCTCTCCGCTACCCGGAGTTCGCCAAGGGGCTGAAGCCGGAAGAGCCCCGCGAGCTCATGCGGTACAACCCCATCTACTCCGAGCCGTTGCTGTCGGGGTACATGGGGTACAACCTCTCCACCGGCTACGAGTCCTACTACAACCACGCCCGCCTGCGCGAGATCATCATCCAGCCCCAGCCGCACATCGCAGGCCTGGAGGAGGGCGCGATCTTCGCCTCGGTCGGAGAGCAGGTTTGCCGGAAGCCCCTGATGGTCGAGGTCGAGGGGGAGCGGGGGCCGCGCAAGATCCCGCGGGTGAAGTACCACTTCGCCCGGTTCAAGCGGTGGCCCAAGAACTTCTGGGCCCGCACCATCGTGGACGACCTGATCCCGATTCAGCGGAGGCTGAACGAGATCGACGCCCAGATGGTCGACATCCGGGAGCGGGGCAAGCCGAATATGTGGCTGCCCGAGGGGACGACGCTCTACACCGACGAGGCGGTCCAGGGCTCGTTCGTCTGCATCCACTACGACCCCGCGGACCCGAACTGGACTCCACAGCAGGGGCTCTTCCCCGGCCAGGCGATCTCTGGCAGCCCTTACTCGGCCGAGCGCG